AAATAGTTAATGATGCAGAAACTACAAAGACCTAGTCCAATGGGACCATGTACAGAAACAGCAGCAATGTTGGCACATGCTCAAGCTCTTACAACAAGTATGCATCAGTTACATCTTAAGATAACTGGACCTGGATCTTTTTCAGCACATAAGGCTCTTAATGAGTTTTACGATGGAATGCCAGATTTAGTAGATGCTGTAGCTGAACAATACCAAGGAGCTCGTGAGAAGCTTCTAGACTTCCCGGCAGTGAGTCCATATAAATGTGGATCTGTACAGGAAGCAATATCTCACATAAAAGAATTATATACAGAAGTTAGTGAGTTACAAAAGATTATGCCTTTCTCTGAAGTAGTAAACCAACTAGATGAAGTGAAAAGTTTGATTGCTTCAACCAAGTATAAGTTAATGTTTTTAAGTTAAATTTGTTTTTATTTATTTATAACCCTTTAAATTAAAGTCCCATGTATTTTCCTAATGCATTCCGCAAGTCATTCTTGCCTGCTAGCACAACGCTTGCTAGCTCTGGTGGAACTGATGCTTTAACTGCTGGACAGATTGGTTTCTTCGATGCCAAATCTTACCAAGTAGTTTCTGCACAAGCTGCCCCTTTTATTTTGGCTCAAGGTAGTTACTTTGCTGCTGACAAAATTGGCCCCGTACACGGTGGTTACAAAGAGTCAGTTAAGTCTAAAGTGATTAACCCTAAGTACATCAGCCGTCTTATCAAAGTGACATCTGATGCTGCTCAGAACCAAATCGTATCTGTAGATCCTTCTGCAGCTACAATTTACAGTGATAACACTTACCGTCTACGTCTAGATGTTAAAGGTTCACCTGCTTTACGTTTCGTAAGCCGTAACCTTTATGACACTTTGGATGGATTCAGTGGTTGTGACACTGTAGCTGGTACTACTAACACAGTAGACCAAAATGTTGTCTTACTTAAGTGGAAAGACCAGATTAACGAGTCTCTTTTGTTGAAAGAGTTTGTAGTGGCTAAAGTATGGAATATGACTACAGCTTCTGTAGCAATTGACCCAACTGCTGCTTCTGCAACTATTGTTGTAGCTAACGCTGATGCTGCTCTTTTCCAAGTTGGAGAAAAAGTTGTACACGCTTCTTTGGCAGGTGCTTCTTATGTAGTTTCTGTTGGTGCTGCTGATTCAGCTAGTTCTGGTAATGCAAACGTTGTTCTTAGTAAAGCTGCTGTAGCTTCTACAAATGGTAATGCTAAGATCTATTCTCAAATTGCAACTGACACTTACACTGTAATCACTGTAGCTAACGACATTGCTGCTTTAGATTCTCACATTGAGATCACTGCTGCTTATGTTGAGACTAAGTTTGGTGCATGTACTTTCACTCCTACAGATTTCTACGGTTTGGAGCCTTTGTTCATCTACACTTCTTTTGTAGAAGAGTCTGGTGATCCTTGTGCTACAAACTTGTTTGCATCTGCAGAACTTCAAGCTCCTAAGCAAGCTTCTGGTTTGGGTGAGACTGTACTTCGTGAGTTGATCTTAGATGGTCGTTACTTGCAAAATGCATATCCTGATAGCTCTCGTGTAGATAGCTTACGTATGCGTGAGATTGAAGCTGATCCAGCTTTGAACACTGTAACTAAGTCTGCTTTGTATGATCAAGTATTGATCTTACATAATGTACCTCGTTTCAACAACCCTTCTAGTACTTTTGATAATGATCAGTATTTGATCGTAGTTCACGTACCAACTGGTACTGCAACCACTTCAATTACTAACTTCATTGTATCTAGTGCAAGTGCTGCTGGTAATGCTGTTTCTTTAGAGACTGTATAAGGATATTAAAAATATCTAACACTAAGGGAGAGGACTCGTGTCCCTCCCTTTTTGTTTTTGGATAATTCCCAAAAATTTGGTATATTATTATTGAGGACCTTTGTCTTCAAATTTATATAAACTATTAAAGTTTACACTAATGGCAAGCAAACATCAGCTAAGTTTAGAGCTGCCTGATACTAACAATATTAAGGTTTTACGTATCTTTGATACCAGCATATATGCTGACGGAGTTGGAAAAGACTGCGGTATTCTAAGTATTACTTCTCCAGGATTTAATCTTCCTGTAAATATTGAGATGTTACCTGGATTTAACACCACACTAACAGCCTGTACTTTGGGTTTACAAAAGACAGGATGTAGTGAAGCAGTGCAACCACTTCCAGATGGTATATATGTTATTAATTATTCTATGTCTCCAAATAGTGTAGTTCAGGTGGAATATAACCATCTTCGTGTTACACAAACTGTGAACAGGTATTACAATCTTATGTGTGAACTAGAGATGGGTGCTTGTGAACCAGATGCAGACATAAAAGAAAAACTTATAGAATTAAGATTGATAAAAAGTTTTATAGATGCAGCCAAGGCTAAAGTGGAATACTGCCATAGTCCTGAAGCAGGTATGGAACTATTGTTATACGCAAAGAAAAGATTGGATAAGATTACCAACGGACTTTGTGGAACAAACTGTTAAAACTCACTAAAAACCAAATATAATGAGACAGTGTTCAAATTGTGGAACCCAAATCTCCTGCGGATGCCAAGATAGAATAGCATCTAACGGAATCAGAGTTTGTGCAAATTGCATATCTTTGTACGAACAACAGTTAATTAATCAGATTAAAACTCAAAATGAGAACGTATCTACAGAACAGAGTTAAATATAATAAGCAGTTTGCTGATGTAATGCACCGTCTGTATAAGCAGATGCGTTACGGTATTGACTCTTGTAAGCCAGACCAAGACAACCAACTTATCTCTATGAGAAAAGAGTTAGTTGAATGGGAAGCTAATGAGGATGATGGAGCTCTATCTGAAACTAAAATCCAACTTAAAACCTGGCTTGGCGTAAAGTATGATGATGTATTATACTCTAAAGGAGGCACAGGTTTTTTTGTATCTGAAGATGGAAGAGGTCCTGCTGTAGGTTTAAACTATATGGGTACGCAACAGTCTGGTCAAAATATTATAGAGATTAACTCTGGTGGATGTATTACTAGAATTAACTTAAATCCTGCCATTACTATTAATCAAAATAGTTCTTTTGTTTTTACACAAGCAACAGCTGCTACTATGTGGGACATAGTTCATGGAATGAGCTTAAATCCTAATGTACGTATAGAAGACTTAACTGGTGTAGATATTGTAGGAACTATTGATTATATAGATAACAACAGACTTAAGATTTACTTTAATCAACCCGTAGCCGGTAAAGCATACTTATCATAATGGCATTACAGAGAATATATGTAGACTACGATTTTAATAAGAATAGTATTCTTAATGCTAAGCTACAACCTGTAACAACTACAGAAAGAAATGCTTTAGCGTCTGGATATAATTCTAATGACAGTGGTATTATTGTATATGACACTACATTAAAACTAGTATACGCATGGGATGGTAATCAATGGGATCAGGTAAGTTTATCTGACACTCAACTTTCTCAAATAGCTGAGGCTTTTAATAAAACAGTAGTTGACATCACTGTAACTGCTGATAATGAAAATAGAACTATTATCCTTACGTATAGAGATACACTTTCTATACAAGAGACTTATAAGTTTTCTCACATTCATAATCAAACAGTGTCTAGTTCCACGTGGAGCATTACACACAATTTAAATAAATACCCAGCCGTTTCTATAGTGGATTCTAGTAATGCAGAAGTTATAGGAGAGGTAGAATATACAAACTCTAATTCATTAACAGTTAAATTTTCTGCACCATTTAGTGGGAAAGCATTTTTGAACTAATTATAAAATATAAATATCATGTCTAAAAAGTTTTTAACAAATCTGGACCTCACCAAAAATCAGATTTTGAATGTGGCCATCCACAATTTAAGTAGTGCTCCTGCATCTCCCGTAACAGGTCAGGTGTATTTTGACACTACAGATAAGCGTATTTACTTCTGGGATAGTTTAGCCTGGGTGGATATGTCTGGTGATATCCAAGATGTTCTTGGTGGAGCCGGTCTTACAGCCTCTACATCAGCTAATGGTGACGTGGTTACTCTTGATGTAAACGTAGATAATGCTACAATTGAGATTAACTCAGATACACTAAGAATTAAAGATCTTGGTGTAGTGACAGCTAAGTTGGCAGATTCTGCAGTTACCACTGTAAAGATTAATGCTAATGCTGTAACGTTTGCTAAACTACAACAGCTTAATAACTTAACAGTTATTGGTAATGTATCTGGAGCAGCAGCTAACGCAGCTGAGGTGACCATCATTACAGATATGGCTAACTCTAGTAGTTCTACATTAGCTACATCTACAGCAATCAAAACATACATTGATGCTAACGTAGGTAGTCTTGGTAATTTAGAAGGAGCTTGGGATGCATCTAGTGGTTCGTTTCCAGTAGGTTCTAGCCCCGTGGCTGGCACCAAAGCTGGTGACTATTGGTATGTATCAGTAGCAGGAACAACTGGCAGTGTAGCCTTTAATGTAGGTGATGTAATTGTTGCTAAGATTAATGCAGCTTCAACATCAGTAGCTACAGACTGGATTCAATTAGAAGTAAATAGAGATCAAGCTACTACAACTGTATTAGGATTAGTGTTTATTGCTACAAATGCAGAAACACAAACTGGTACAGACACTGTAAAAGCTGTAACTCCTTCTGCTTTATCTGCTCGTACTGCTACAGAAACTCGTACAGGTATTGCAGAGATTGCAACAGATGCTGAGTTAACAACTGGTACAGATGATACTAGAATTGTAACTCCTGCAAAATTAAAGACTTATTTAGATAACAGAACTGGTGGTTATGCTGCAAACATTGGAGGTGCTGGCACTTCTTATGCTTTAACACATGGCTTGAACACTATTGATGTAATCGTGATGATTAAAGATAATACAACATTAGAAGAAGTTATGACAGATGTAGTTATAACTGATGTCAACACAGTAACTGTAAGTTTTGCTGTAGCTCCTTCTGCCAATGCGTATCGTGTAATTATCAAGAAATAATAAACTCTGAATGAAATTTCTATCTGACATACTAGCTAAAGCTGGTCTGACAGTAGATGGTGTAGTTACACTTAACAATACTGCTACTGGTCAAACACCTGATGCTAACGACAACTCTACCAAGTTGGCTACAACCGCTTGGGTTAGAGGGTTTGTTACACCCTATTCTTTACCGATAGCGTCTAGTGTCACTCTTGGTGGTATTAAGATAGGTAGTGGTTTATCTATTGATGGAACAGGTGTTGTATCTATAACTACAACTGGTACAGCATCTATTAAGTCTACACAAACTTTTACTGCTACAGCAGCCCAAACTGTATTTACTATATCAGGTGGTTATACTGCTGGACTTATTGATGTATTCTTAAACGGTGTATACTTATCTCCTAATCAAACTACAGCTACCAATGGTACTACAGTTACATTAGCTGACGCAGCTTCATCTGGAGATATTATAGATGTTATTATAACAAGTCCTATTTATCAAGGATCTGTAATTACCACTGATCAACTTCCTGAAGGATCTACCAATCTATATTACACTAATGCTCGTGCAAGAGCTGCTATATCATTAACCACCACTGGTACAAGTGGATCTGCCACTTATAATAGTTCAACAGGAGTGTTGAACATTCCTAGTTATATAGGAGGTGTTGTATCAATATTTGGAAGAACAGGTACAGTGGTTGCAGTGAGCGGTGATTACACCACTACACTAGTAACTGAAGGAACTAATCTTTATTACACAGATGCAAGAGCTCGTGCTGCTATTAGCGTAACTGGTTCTGGATCTTATGATTCTGCCACTGGTATTATCACTATAACAGGAGGTGTTACATCATTCAATACAAGAACAGGAGCTATCACTCCTACTTCTGGGGATTACACTACGGCACTAGTTACTGAATCTGGTAACCTATATTACACTGATGCTAGAGCTAGAGCAGCAATCAGTTTAACTACCACCGGAACTTCTGGTGCAGCTAGTTATAACAACACAACAGGTGTTCTTAATATACCACAATATCAAGGTGGTGTTACTAGTTTCAATACTCGCACGGGTGCTATTACGCTTACATCTTCTGATGTAACTACAGCTTTAACATACACTCCTGTAACAAATGCTAGAACATTAACTATTAATGGTGATGCATATGATTTAACAGCTGACCGTACATGGACAATTGGTGTCACTCCTTCTGCTAGAACAATACAAACTTATACAGCTACGGCTGCTCAAACTACTTTCACTGTAACAGGTGGATATGTAGTGGGACTTGTAGATGTGTTTATAAATGGTGTTAGATTAACATCAGCTGACTTTACAGCAACTAACGGAACCACTGTAGTGTTAACTACAGGAACTGGTGTAAACAATATTGTTGATGTAATAAAATATACATCAGCATTTACAGCTACTAATGCATTAAGACAAGTAACTAATTTTACAGCCACTGCCGGTCAGACTAGCTTTACAGTTAGTTACACTCCAGGATTAATAGATGTATTCTATAACGGATCTAAATTAGTAGCTTCTGAATATACAGCTAGCAATGGTACAACTGTTGTATTAGCTAATGCTGCTGTTCTAAATGACTTATTAGAAATCATATCTTATTCCTACACAGTAGGAGCATATAGTGGATTATCTACAACAAGAACTCTTACTATAAATGGTACTAGTTACGATTTATCAGCAGATAGAACTTGGACTATTACTAATGCATCATTAGGTGCACAACCACAACTTAACGGAACTGGACTAGTAAGAATGTCTGGTACTACAGTGAGTTATGATAATGCTACATATGCTACAGAGTCTTATGTTACAACAGCTGTAGCTAACTTAGTAGATGCCGCTCCTGCTACATTAGACACACTAAACGAGTTAGCAGCTGCCCTCGGAGACGATCCTAACTTCGCCACTACAATAGCTACAAGTATAGGTACTAAACAACCTCAGTTAAATGGTACTGGATTTATAAAAGCTAGTGGAACTACTATTACATATGATAACTCAACTTATGCATTAGATAGTGCAGTTGTAAAACTAACTGGTATACAAACTATATCAGGTGTAAAAACATTTACTGGAGCTGGTAATACATTTACTCAAAATACTAATTTTCTAGATAGAATTTATTTAAAATCTTCTAGTACAAATGATTATACAAATTTAAGTGGACATACTAACCAATTATTAGTTGGAGTAATTGGAGCTACACATATCTTATCCTTTCCAGAAAATACAAACTATACTTATACTTTTCCAGCTGCGTCTGGTACAGTAGCTTTTACTAGTAACTTATCTTCTTATCTTCCTCTATCAGGGGGAACTTTAACAGGTGCATTGAGTGGAACAAGTGCTACATTCTCTAGTAGTGTACAAACAACTGATTTAAGATATAGTAGTAGTGGTTTTTTAACTTATGGTACAGGTACAGTAGGTACAGAAACCTTTACTATTAGAAATGGTGCTGCAAGTCCTGCTTTAACAATAGCTTACGGAGGAGCAGCTACATTTTCAAGTAGTGTAACTGCAAATAGTTCAATAATTTCAACTACTATTTATGGAGGTACATTTAAAGCTTATGATGGAACAAACTTTGTAAACTTTGGAAGTTACTTTAATACAATAGGTAGTGGTAATTCTTATGATGGCGTAATTTATACAACTCACGCTTCAAGTGCTTTGTATTTAATGACAGGAGGAAGTGTTACACCAAAACTTACCATTACTAGTGGAGGATATTTAGGAATTGGATCAAATAATCCTGCTAGAATTTTATATACAGTAGGCGTTTCTGGTGGTGCTGAATGGGTTTTAGAAGATACTGGATCTAGTATTAATCAAAAGAAGTTTAACGTTGTTGTCTCAGGTAATAAAACTCAATTTAGAGTATTAAATGATGCTAATAATGGAGGTACTGTTTGGCTTACAACAGATAACTCAAATGGATTTGTAGGTATAGGTAGTATAGCTCCTGCAAGAAGATTAACAGTTCAAAATGCAGCAGATGACGGAACTCTACAAATTAGAATGCAGGGACCTGCGGATACAACAAGTTATTGTGAAATAGGTAGAGAATCAGCTAGTACAGGAGACTTTAGAATTAATGTATCTAGAACAGGTACAGTTATAAATGCTTTAAGAATATCAGATACTACAGGTAATGCTACTTTTTCAAGAAACATTGGATTAAATGGTGCTACTCCAAGAAATTATTTTTATTCAGGAGTAAATAATGCAGGGGTAAATCTTGGTGGGTATACTGATATATTTACATTGTCTAATCAATCATTATACATAGGAACAAATATGTATTATGATAATGGTTGGTTTAGACCAAATACTGGATATGCTGCAATGATTGAATTAGTTGGTAGTTCAGGAGCAATTAATTTCTATAACCAAACAACAGGAACAGGAGGTTTATCTATAACTCCTAACCCAACAATGGTTCTTAATGGAATAGGTAACTTAGGTGTAGGAACTATTAGCCCATCAGGAAGACTTGGAGTACAAACAACTGGTGCTGATGGATTTGTAATGGAACCTGATCTTGGCTCAGTAAATAACTCAGGTAGAATATTTTTTAAATCATCTGTTCAAACATATGGTTTATTTAATAACTCAGCTGATTTAAGATTGACGTATGATGCTGTACCTGGAAATACTTCAGGAACATCTTTAGCTAGATTTACAAATACTGGAAAGTATTTTAGAATGGAAGCAGGTACTGGTGGTATACAATTTGGAGGAGATACAGCAGCTGCTAATGCATTAGATGATTATGAAGAAGGTACTTGGACACCTGTAATGACTTGTGGTTCCGGTAGTGCTTCATATGCTTATCAGTTAGGCTGGTACACAAAAATAGGTAGAGTAGTTACTATTACTTGGTTTATAGCTTTTACAAAAGGTAGTTTATCAGGTGGTACAGTTGGTTTAGCTAACCTTCCTTTTAGTCTTATGGGTGGTACTTTTTATCCTCAATGTGCAGTATTATTTGATAATCTTTCTACAGTTACAAATAATATAACACTACAAGGAGATAATAATGCTGCATCAGGTACTTTTATTGAAAATAATGGTGGAACTACAGATCATGCAGGTTTAGCAACTTCAAGATTAGGTTCAGGTACAATGGCATGTAGAGGAACTTTAACATATTTTACAGCATAATTTAAAAACAAATATAATGGCTTTAACAGAAATAACTAAAGTAGATCAAATAGGATTAGTAGAAAATAATTCTATACAAATTCGTACAGCTACTATAATTGAAAGAGATGGAACAGAAATTTCTAGATCTTTTCATAGGCATGTTGTAGCTCCTGGTGATGATATATCTAATGAAGATCCAAAGGTACAAGCAATAGCAAATGCTATTTGGACAGAAGAAGTAATAACGGCTTACTTATCTATTTTAGAACAAAATATTTTATAAGATAACTAATGAGCAAGAATACAAACATATCAGAATTAATTAACTACATCTCTTATGATGGTAGTGGTAATGTGGTATTTACTACTGTATCAGCCGCTACTACTAATACTGATAAGTTCTTAGTATCTGATGCTGGTGTACTAAAGTTTAGAACAGCTGCTCAATTATTATCTGATATAGGATCTCAACCTGCTTTATCAGGAACCGGCTTTGTAAAGATAAGTGGCACCACTATATCATACGATAATAGTACTTACGCCACACAAACTTATGTTGGTACAGCAATAAGTAATCTAGTAGATTCTTCTCCAGCAACACTAGACACTCTTAATGAACTAGCCGCTGCTTTAGGAGATGATCCAAACTTTGCTACAACAGTGGCAACTAGTATTGGAACTAAACAGCCACAACTAAACGGTACAGGCTTTGTAAAGGTAACGGGAACTACAGTGTCTTACGACAACGCTACGTATCTAACAACAGGTACAGCTGGAACTACTTATATCCCTTATACAGGAGCTACCGGTAATGTTAATCTAGGAGTTTATGATTTAGATGGTGGTAACGTTAATATTAACGGAAGTGGTTCTGGCGGTGGTGCTCTTAGACTAAAACAATTTGTAAGTTCAGAAGGTAACCGTGAAGGGTACAATAGCATTAGCACTTTGACAAGTGGTGTTTTTTATTTTACATCTTCTGCTTCTGTTCCTAATTTTAAAAACTTTGCATTAAACCCTAGCGGCTTAACTGATAATACATTAAGAACATATACTCTTCCTAATGCTTCAGGTACGCTTGCATTAACTAGTGATATTCCTTCTGTATCTGGTGTTTACCTACCTCTTGCTGGTGGTACGCTTACAGGCTCTCTAACTGGAACGTCTGCTACTTTTAGTGGGTTAGTAAGTTTAGGTGGTGCAAGTGCAACAAATCCATTAAATATTAGAACGGCTAATGGCGAGAGTTATATAAGATTTTTAAATGCAGATGGAACTACTTATGGAGATTTTGAAAGGTCTATTACAGGCTCAGGTGCAGTAAGATTTACAGGTGCATTTTTTAGAATTACAGGAACACTAGAAACTCAAGCTATAAATGCAAGTGCAGCATTAAGTGGTACAAGTGCTACGTTTAGTGGTAATACTATATTAGGAAGTGGAGCAGATGATGGGAATAGGTTACAAGTAAATGGAAGTGCTTTTATTAAAAGTGGAAATAGTTTATACATAGGAAATAATACAAATGCAAATTATTGGGGTATTCAAAGTGCTGGTACTGGAGCAACTGCATTAACATTTCAATATAATAGTGGAACAAGTCTTTTATCCATAGCATCCACAGGAGCAGCTACGTTTAGTGGGAATGTATCAATATCAAAAACAACCGCTTTATTAGTATTAAATGATACATCAGGTTCAGCAGCTCAAATAGGGGCATTTGGGGGCAATCTTAACTTAATAGATAATGCGACAGGAACTAAGGGGTTAGTCATTAGCTTATCCACAGGAGCAGCTACGTTTAATGGTAATGTAACATTAACATCTTCACTAACAACAACCGCAACGACATCTCAACAGGCATATGATTATTCAAGATTTAGAATAACTACTTATAGTGGGTCAAGTGTGGGTTTATCAATTGGAAACGTAAATGGTAATGGAACATATTTTCAAACTTGCTATAATGAAGGAACTACCGCACCTTTATTTTTAAATCCTTTTGGAGGAAATGTTACCATTGGAAGTTCTTCGGCAGGTTATAAATTATTTGTTAGCACTACAGGTACTGGAGCATTTAATCTTAACTCAGTAAATTCTACTGTAGGAGCTCCAATGATAGATTTTTACGATACTGGTAGAAGTCAAGAAACGGTTATATCATCATATGATGGTGGAACTGTTGGTACATATATTGCCTCTTATAGTAATCACCCATTAATGTTTGGTGCATATGCGGGTAGTTACCCAACTGCTAAAATGGCAATTGCAACAGATGGTCGTGTAGGTATTGGAACTGTTAGTCCACCTGAGCCATTATCAGTTAGTTTTCAAGCTCATGGGCTTATTTCACAACATAGACAGAGTAATGGTATTGGTGTAGGTCAAAACTTCTATATGAAGTTTAACAACGCAGCTGGTAGTGCTGTAAGTTATGCTGGTATTTATTCAGATATACAAGATAATACAACTGGTGCCCACAATGGTCGTATGATTTTGCAAGTAGCTAATGCAGGTAGTTTATTATCTGCTGTTACAATTGCTAGTTCAGGTAATGTTGGTATATCAGAATCACCTAATAGTTTGGCTAGACTAAATATAAGTGGTTTTACAAAAATAAACAGATCATTTTACAACTGGTATCAAGGGTATTGGACGGGTAATAGTACATACTGGCATATGAAAACAAGTATGTGGGGCGGAGGAAGTCCAAATGGTAATAGTCAATATACAATGTCTTTATTTAAGGGATATTATTATTCATATAGTGCTTCTATATTAGAAGGAGCCGTAGGATTTCATAACTGGGCTGGTACAATATACGCATTAAAAACCACAGGTAACCTATTTTCAAATGTGTATACATCTTCAGATGGATATGTTGTATTAGTAATACCATCAGGAGATGGAGAAACAGGAGTTACAATAGATTGGCATCAAGCATACGCTTATCCATTTGTAACAGCTCAAGTAACTGCTGCAGGTCTTCATGGAGCAACAACAGGTAAATATTAAAAAAATATACTATGAATATAAATGATATATCATTTCCTAATGTACAAGAAGGAGATAGAGTTTTACATAATGAAAAATGGTATGTATACACAAATGGAACTTGGGTATTAGAAAATAATTAATTATGGGAAATACAAGAGATACCGGATACTTAAGAAACCTCGTAGCATACGATGGTAGTGGTAATATAGTGTTACCTGCTAATCTAACTGTAACAGGTAGTATAGTGGGTTATGCTACTACGTCTTATGTAACCACTCAGATTAATAACTTAATTAATGGAGCACCCGGTCTATTAGATACATTAGATGAGCTTGCTGCTGCATTGGGTGACGATGCTAACTTTGCATCTACTATCACTACATCATTAGCTGGTAAACAATCCACTTTAACTTTTACAGGTCCATTAGTTAATACAAGTGGAACAGTAGCTATCACTCAGTCAAGCGGTTCTACAAACGGATTCCTATCTAACACTGATTGGACTACATTTAATAGTAAG